TTTATTAAAGGAGAAAGTAGCAAAGGAATTTATTGGAGATGTTGAGTGAATTAGAACTAGATAAGAAAGAAATACAGCTACTAACTGAACAACTTTATACACAATATAAAATTAATAAAGAGTTAAGAAAAGAGATAGAGTACTGTAAAGTTAAGTTAGAAAGTTGTGAAAATGTTTTAGAACAATTGTCAGTAATTAAACTAAAGTAGATGAACAATGATAGTAGAACTTATAGTAATAAACGCAGTGATTCTAGGATGTTATTTAATATTAGGATCATTAGTATGAAAACATTAACAACAATTTTTATAGTTCTTTCAGTGCTGATGTGGACTACTGCATCAGCATCAAGTCAAACAGAATACAATAAACAACTAGATTGTTTAGCAGAAGCTATATACTTTGAGTCAAGAGGTGAAACTTTTCTAGGCATGTTAGCAGTTGGTACTGTTATCATGAATAGGGTAGAGCATAAGAAATTTCCAAACACTATTTGTTCTGTTGTCTATGCAGGAAGACATCGCAATGGTAAACCATTAAGAAATAAATGTCAGTTTAGTTATTACTGCGATGGTAAACCTGAATATCTTAAAGATAGCTTTGCCAAAACAGAGTCTTATAATATTGCTAACTTTGTTATGGAGGGTGCTAGGGTGGGACACCTTAGTAAAGCATTGTATTATCATGCCAGTTATGTTAATCCTTCTTGGCCTTATAAAAGGCTATTAGTGTTAGGAACACATATATTTTATGGAGAAGAAGATGGTTAAGAATTTATGGGATAGAGATAGAAAAAGTATTTACAGAGGACTTGTAAAAGAATATCAACAAGAAGGATATGACATAAAAGAAGCAAGACGTTTAGCTGCTCAAGAGACTGACGAGATTATGGCTGATAAAAAGTTTTTTGTAGACACACTTATTGAAGTAGAGGAGGAAGAGGCTGGTGAAGATCGAACTTATTAATTCTATGGGTGATGATCTAACTGTAGTTAATGCAGCTAGAGTTTCTTTTGATAAAGAAAGTGAATGGGAAAACATAACTCCCGCTGGACCTATAGACCATCTACTTACAGAAAAAGATACAAAGTTAATAAACTACCTTGCAAACCATAATCATTTTACACCGTTCACCCACTGTACTATTACAATGAGAGAAACTGTGCCTATCTTTGTTGCAAGACAAAGGTTCAAACATACAATAGGATTTAGTTATAATGAAGTTAGTAGGCGGTATGTTGATGACACTCCAGAGTTTTACACTCCAGATACATGGAGAGGTAAAGCAGACAATGTCAAGCAAGGCAGTAGTGAGAAAACAATTGAAGGAGCGCCAGAATTAGAAGCTAAAGCAGCATATAAAAATGTAATTGAGTACTGCCAAAAGGAGTACGAATGGTTGATGGACTTAGGTGTGTGTCCAGAACAGGCTAGGATGGTACTACCACAATCTATGTATACAAGTTATTATGTAACTGGTTCTTTGTATGCATGGGCAAGAGCTTACAATTTAAGAAGCGATTCACATGCACAAAAAGAAATACAATTCGTCGCAAAATACTGGGACACTATTATTAAAGAATTATTTCCTACTTCATGGGAGGCTTTGACTAATGAATGATAGATGGTTGGTACAAATTAACGACGAGAATGGAAGCGAAAAATCTTTAACATTTGAAACAAAAGAAAAAGCTGAAGAGTTTATTGAGGATAGAGTTGAAATGGTTAGGCACTTAGGGTATGATCCCAATGAGGTATACTATTTAATTCCTATACAGTAAGTTCTACGAACTGTATAGGGATTAAATAGAGGAGAGATTATGGAACAAGACAGCAGCAAATTTCTACGACACACATCATGTGATAAGTGCGGATCGTCAGATGCTAATGCAGTGTACGACGATGGTACTACATGGTGCTTTTCTTGCGAAACATATGGAAGTGAGGATAACATGGAAGCGGCAGAGTCGCCTATCAAGAATGTCTATACAACTAATTTATCAAGCGGGCAGGTAACTGCGCTGCATGATCGTAAAATATCTACAGATACTTGCAAGTCCTACGGTGTGACCACACTGAACAACAACGGCACTATCTTCAAACATATTTATCCTTATCATGACGAGTCTGGTAATAAGATAGCCAATAAAATTAGAACAGTTCAGAACAAAGCTTTTCTTTCTGAAGGTAATATGTCTGGTGCTGTTTTGTTTGGACGTAAACATTTCTCTGCTAAAGGTAAATATATTACTATCACAGAAGGTGAGCTTGATGCTATGGCAGCTTACCAAATGTTTGGCAGTAAGTGGCCTTGTGTATCTGTCAAGTCTTCTAGCTCTGCCCTCGCAGACTGCAAGAAAAGTTTCGACTATCTTAATTCTTTTGAGAATATTATTATTTGTTTTGATAATGATCCACAAGGTCAGAAAGCATCTGAGAAAGTTGCTGGTTTATTCGAGCCACATAAATGTAAGATCGTAAAACTTACACAGTTCAAAGATGCCTCTGACTATCTTCGTACTGGTCATCAAGAAACCTTTGTCCGTACATGGTGGTCAGCAGAACCTTACACACCAGCAGGTATCTTAAATCTTGATTCTCTTGGAGACTCTCTATACGACGAGGATTTCTGTGAGACAGTTCCCTATCCTTGGACAGGACTAAATAAAAAGATATACGGTATGCGTACTGGAGAGTTACTAACCTTTACATCAGGTTCTGGTATGGGTAAGAGCAGCATCATACGGGAACTGATGCACCACATTATGAAGAGTTCAACGGACAACATAGGTGTACTTGCTTTAGAAGAAAGCATTCGCAACACTGCATTGAACATCATGTCTGTTGAGGCTAATCAACGTCTGTATATTAAAGAGGTACGGGATACCTTTTCTATTGACCAGCTACAGAAGTGGCAGACTGATACCGTAGGTACAGGTAGGTTCTTTGCCTTCGATCACTTCGGTTCTATCTCCAACGATGAAATACTAAACCGAGTACGCTTTATGGCAAAAGCTCTTGATTGTAAATGGATTATTCTTGATCACCTATCAATCCTTGTGTCCGGTCAGGAAGATGGAGATGAACGTCGATCTATTGATATATTAATGACAAAGCTACGATCCCTTGTAGAGGAGACGGGAGTGGGCTTGCTGCTTGTGTCCCACTTACGACGGGCATCAGGTGACAAGGGTCATGAGGATGGACGAGAGGTATCCCTAGCACATCTCAGGGGTAGTCAAAGCATAGCCCATCTCTCAGATGGAGTCATAGCCTTGGAAAGAAACCAACAAGAAGAGGACGAGACACTGGCGAACACCACCGTTGTTCGTATCCTGAAGAACAGATACACAGGAGAGACAGGCATCGCAACCTACTTGTATTATGATAAAGAAACTGGTAGGATGTCAGAGATTTCTAATCCCTTTGAAGTAAACGATGACGATGAGGAGACAGATTTTGACAGCATCTAGAGTTAAAAAAAAGTTTGATCGTAACCTGTATAACATGGTCAATAAAAAGAGTGTTGCTGCAGGTAAAAAATATTTAAAATCTATAGGGCATAAGATTACATCTACAAAAGAAGACTTTAAAGTAGACATCCGTAGCTCTAAGGATGGTGAGCAGTACCTTACAGAAGTAGAGGTGAAGCTAGTATGGGATGGTAAGTGGCCTGATCATTGGAAAGATATTCAACTAAGTGAACGTAAGAAAAGACTTATTGAATATGCAAAGAACAATGAAAAAGATTTATGCTTCCTTATCTTTAATAAAAGCTTTACATCTGCTTGGAAAATTGATAGTAATATACTGGATGACTGTGAACTAAAGGAGGTTCCCAATAGGTTTGTATCTAAAGGAGAATACTTCTTTATTATTCCAACTGAAAAGGCTGAATTTATTACATTATGAAATGTATCCTTGACATAGAAACGAACGGGTTTTTAGACGAAGCAACTACTGTACACTGTATAGTGGCTTATGATATCGACGGTAAGAAGCCCTACGTTTTCAAGGGCGATGAATGTCGAGCAAAGTTTCCTAGCTTTGCAAAGAATGTATCACAGTTTATTATGCACAATGGTTTGTCTTTTGATGCACCTATGCTTAATAAACTTTGTGGTACAAATATTAAAGATAGTAGTATCTTAGATACATTGATACTATCACAACTGTTCAACCCCATGAGAGATGGTGGACACTCACTAGAGTCATGGGGTGAACGATTTGAGTTTCCAAAAGGAAGTCTAGAGAACTTTGATTATTACACTGAAGAAATGTTAGAGTATTGCAAACAAGATGTTAATATAACATATAAATTGTATAACTATCTGAAGGAAGAAGGTTCTAAGTTTTCTAAAAGAAGTATTGATTTAGAACACCGGATAAGAAAGATCATTAATGATCAAGAAGACTTTGGTTTTTATCTGGACATTCCATATTCAACTACTTTTATGGCATCTTTACAAGATAGGTCACAAAATATTTATAATCAGTTACAAGAGGTATTTCCCCCCATTGTAACCACTGGTCGAGTACACAAGAGAAGCGGTAAACCTTTAAAAGATATTATTGAACCGTTTAATCCAGCATCCCGAAAGCAGATCGGTGAGAGACTGATGGGGTTAGGCTGGGAACCTACAAAGAAAACTGATAAGGGTAATGTGATTGTAGATGAAGATGTATTAAGTACAATTGATATGGATGAAGCTAAATTAATATCTGAATATCTACTACTACAGAAACGTCATACTCAAATAGCTTCATGGGTAGAAGCTGTTAAGACTGATGGAAGGGTACATGGTAGGGTACTAACGCTACGGACTGTTACAGGTCGAATGGCACACACCTCACCTAACATGGCTCAAGTACCTGCAGTGTACTCTCCCTTTGGAAAGGAGTGTCGTTCCTGTTGGACTGTAGAAAACTCAGAGACACATAGTCTTGTAGGGACTGATGCTTCTGGGTTAGAGTTAAGAGGACTTGCTCACTTCATGGATGATCAAAGGTTTACCGATGAGATTTTAACAGGTGATGTACATACAGCTAATCAAAAGATGGCTGGACTTGAAACGAGAGATCAAGCAAAGACATTTATTTACGCATTGATGTATGGAGCAGGTGCCGCTAAGATTGGTTCTATTGTAGGAGGAGATGCAAAGACAGGAGAAAGATTAATAAGTAAGTTCATGGGTAACATGCCTAAGTTTGGTTTATTAAAAAATAAATTGACAGAAGCTTCAGAGTCTGGCATTATCCGAGGACTAGACGGAAGGCTATTACATATCAGATCACCGCATGCCTCTCTTAATACTTTGATACAGGGATCAGGTGCGGTGATATGTAAACAATGGCTTGTTCAAATGACAGATAAAATAAAAGAGTCAGGAGTAGATGCAAAACTTGTAGCCAGTGTTCATGACGAATACCAATTCGAGGTCGCTAATGCCGACACAGAAAAGTTTGGTGCGATTACGAACGCTGCAATTAAAGAGACTGAAGAGATACACAATCTCAAGTGTCCATTAGATTCTGAATTTAAAGTAGGAAAAAATTGGGCAGAGACGCATTAAGTTCTTGACATTCTAAATTAGTTATGGTAAAACTATTATACTGAAACAGACATGAAAGGAAAATATATTTATGTCCAAGTGTGAATCTAAAGTATTAGCTGCCCTTCGTAAGGGCATGAGAGTAACTCGTAAGACTGCTATTGAACGAGGTTGGTGTGAGAATTTAACAGCAACCATTTCTAAACTAAGGCAGAAAGGTTTCTTAATTGAAACTATCAAAGCCCAGCTACCTGAAGGTGGTAGCTATACTCGTTATCGTTTACATGAAACAGCAGGAAGCTAAAGGAGTTTAACATGGTTGATCGTAAATATAATATTATTTCTGGTACTGCTTATTGGGCGTCTGTCGCTGCACCTAACACCACATTCGATAGTGATGGTGTTTGGGAAGTTAATGTTTGCAACCTAGACGACGATGCTAAAGCAACCCTAGAAGCAGACGGTGTACTCATCCGAAACAAAGGTGATGAGAAAGGAGATTACGTCCAGATCAAACGTAAGGTCCGGCGTAGTGACGGTGGAGTTAATACTGCACCAAAGGTCGTTGATTCCAATAATTCCCCCATGCATAATACCCTTATTGGAAACGGCTCCCTCGTTAATGTTAAGTATCGTTCTTATGATTGGAAGTTCGGTAATAAAACAGGAGTCGGTGCTGACCTAGTAGCTCTTCAAGTAGTAGACTTGGTAGAGTACCAACAGGCAGGAGGTTCGGATTTTGCTCCTGTCGCTGGCGGGTTTACATCTTCGGAAGAAGATATCCCGTTCCCCTCTAACTAATGGTAATGGGCAGGGCTTTTCGGAGTCCTGCCCTACCCATCATGGAAAACATACACACTCTTATAGAAGATATCTATTCATTATTTACGGAGGATAGTGATGCTCGTAGATCAAAAGATGATCTAGATAAAGCGGCAAAGAAAGCCGGAAGAAATATAGCTACTGCTTTAGTTACAGCTATAGAAGAGAGAAAAGAAAAGAGACCTAATACATTACGTCTATCAAACATAGGTAGACCAAAGAGACAGTTGTGGTATCAGCTTAATGAAGTGTCTGGAGAGTCTACACTAAACCCAAGTGATTACATTAAATTTATTTATGGTCATATGCTTGAAGAGTTAGTTCTATTTCTTTCCTATGCTTCTGGTCATCATGTATCAGAGCAACAGAAAAAGGTTAAGATAGGAGGTGTTGTAGGGCATAAGGATTGTAAGATTGATGGAGTCACAGTAGATGTAAAGAGTGCATCAGCCTATGCCTTTAAGAAATTTAAAGAAGGAACACTTTCAGAAGATGATCCCTTTGGTTACGTCAGTCAGCTATCTGCTTATGCTAAAGCAAACAATGAAAAGGAGGCAGCTTTCTTAGCTATTGATAAGTCAAGTGGCGAGCTAACATTATTACCTTTACATCAGATGGAGTTCGATGATGTTGAAACAAAGATTAAAGACATTAAAAAATCCTTGGAGCAACCAGAGCCGCCGTCTAAATGTTACGAAGACGTTCCCTTCGGTAAGTCTGGTAATCGCCACCTTGCCGTTGGTTGTAGGTACTGTGATTATAAGCGCCTGTGTTGGGCTGATGCTAATAATGGGGAAGGGCTTCGGGAGTTTAAGTATGCGTCTGGTCCTGTATACCTCACAGAAGTTAGATCAGTTCCTAATGTGGAAGAAGTTAAGTGAAAACCCAGAGTGCAAAAGCAAAGGGTAGGAGATTTCAACAGTGGGTCAGAGACAAGCTGATTGAGATACTCTCTATAAATGAAGAAGACGTAGAGAGTAGGAGTATGGGAGCCTCTGGAGAGGATTTAATAATGGCACAGGCGGCTCGTCAGAGGTTCCCCTTCTCCATTGAGTGTAAGAATCAAGAGAAGATAAATATATGGAACTCTTACAGTCAAGCGGAAACAAATTCAGGTAAGTATGAACCTATACTATTTATAAAAAAGAATAACAAAAAACCATTGGTGGTTATAGA